ATTGTGTATGTATATATTTTAAATGGTCTCTTCTATCACTTAATATTAACATTTTTCTACCTGGTTCTTCCATAATTTTTTGAACTTCTCTAATAATTACAGAGGTTCTTGGTATATAATTAGCAACATTATTAATCATTCGTGATGTAATTGGTTTTCCGTCATATCCTTCTTCCACCTTACAATAACTTTCATTTGTATCATCTATTTCAATAGTTTTTACAAATACATTATGTTGTTTTCCACCCTTACTTCTATATACAATAGGACCTAAAAACCATTCAAACACTTTTTGTAATCCGTCTGCTCTATTTGGTGTAGCAGTTAAACCAATTGTATATTTGAATGAAACTTTTGGTAATGAACGAGAGAAAACCTCTGATGAAATATGATGACAATTTGAAACAATTGGTCCATCTATATAATTTTCTTGATTATTTGAAATTTTTGTACCAATAATAAAATTATGATTATCTTCAACCTCTATATCATAAACATACGGTGTTTTTTGTTTTTGTTGAATTTCTCTAATATTTGAAATTTTTAAAGTTCCATAATCCATAAAAATATTATTCCATATATATTTATCTCTATTAATATTATTTATTTTATATAACATAGAATCATGAATATATGGTTTTATTAAATTTATAAGTTTATTTGAATTATCTACACTAAAATTTAATTTATAATATTTTTGTTTTGATATATGAATACTACAATCTATATTATATTGCTTAAATTTTTTTTGTAGTTTTTTATTTGTTTCTAAATCATAATTGTTTGAATGAATACAAATACTATTTGTTCTCTTACAAATACTACCGTCATCCATAATCCAAATTGCTATAGCACGTTCATCAATAGAATTTAATATCCATTCAGGTATAATTTTAGTATTTTTAGGTAATTCATTTTCTAAATCAAATATTTTTGTACAAAAACGATATGCTGGTTTAGAAGAATAACCATTTTTTTCAATATACTCTAACTGTTGTATTCCAAACATATTTGCTTTCCAAAGACAATATTCTTTTTGTTTTTCACCTTGAAGTATTTTTAATCTATATCTTTTTTTTTCTGTCATAGAAATATGACCGTCTCCTAAATATGAACCATATATAATTTGTAATTGGTCTTCATTTAATCCATAAGCTATAATATTATCAATATGTTTTTTATCATATTTAGATAATATAATATCATTGATTTTTAATTCACATGCTTTAACATAACCTTTATTAGTTAAAATTTTATGATTACTCGTACATTTAATAATTTTTTTAGACATACGAATTTCTAATAAATTTCTATTTATTTTTCTCCATCCATATGTTAATTTTTTATATTCAAAATTTTTAGTAGTTTGATTAAAACTTAATATATCGGGAATAGTTTTTTTTTGTTTCCATAAAATATATAAAGTATATATACTTTTTAATCCCTCCGAAGTATGAATATATGTTGAACCAGGAAAACATTCATCTACTATAACAGTACCAAAACTATCAAAAGCATTTTCTTCAAATTCTTTCATACTTAATGATTGTAACATTCCTATTACTATATCTTTACCAGCAATATCAAATGTTTTTGCTTGAATACGTCCTACTTGGGCGTCAGGTAAAAACATTTTTATACGTTCTATCCACTGATTTAATAAAAATTCTTTATGAACTATAACTAATGTTTTTTTTTTTAATATTGATAATAGATAAAGACTAAGGGCGGTCTTACCTTGTCCACACCCAAGACATAAAATCCCACCTCCATACTCAGGATAGCAATTTTTCATATAAGCAGAAACAGCTTCTTCTTGAACTGGTCGTAATGAACCATTAAATTTAATATCAATAGTAGTGCCTTCATTAATACAAAATTTTTCGGGTGGTCCTAAATTATCTAATGACCAATAACGTGGTAAATATAATTTACGCTTACTTTCTAAATATATGGGAAAACTAGGAGGGGCAGAAAATTTACTTTGATAGGGACTATAAGGGGAAACATTGAGTTCTTTTTTAATTTTTTTGAGTTCTTTATCTGAATATTCATCTTTTATAATAACATATCCCTTATTAGATAATTTAGATTTCATATGTGTAATAATATATATATATTTATAAAAATCAATTTAAGTATTTTATACATTTTAAATATTATATATATTATATATAATGGATACAGAAACATATTTTTTGGAAAAAAAATATAGTAAATTTACGGACAATATGAAAAATTCATTAAAAAAAGCTATTCAAAGAGGTAATATAAAATTAGCAAATTGTATTCAAGAATATTTAGATACAATAATAGAAATAAAAAAAGTTTATAAATTAAAAGCAACAAATGATGTAAAAATTTATAACGACGATATAAAAATGTATGAAAATAAATTGGAAGATTTACAATTAAAAATTATTGATATACAGTTTAATAAAACAGATATATATAATAAAGATAAAATAGTAATTGATATACCAAAATATGTAAATAATGATTTAAATTATATTTTTATGTTTATTTATAAATTTATTGAAATAAATTCAAAAGTATTATGTATTTTATTTAAAAATATAGTAGATGATTTATTTAATATTAATATATTAGATGATATAGATACAGAAAATATTTGTAGTAGTGGAATATTAAATAGTATTAGTATAACTTATAATACTAAAAATAAAAAAATATCATACAAATATAGAAATACATTTACTGAAACAAAATATATAAATATAAGAAATAAATTGAATAAAATAGTAGAAAATATAAATAATTATGATATAAATAAAAATATAAAAATATTAAATATAGAATTAAATGAAAAAACAAAAAAAGATTTTAAAGTAATGTTAGCAACTATTATAGTAAATTTAGTAAGAGATTTACATTGTCCAGAATCAACATCAAATAAAACACCATATGAATTATTTATGGAAGATAAAGAACAACAAAAACAAATTTATATAGAGGAGGATAAAATGGAGAATTCATTTACACCTGATGAATTAGATGAAAAAATGAGAAAAAAATGGGATAATATGAATAATGTCAAAAAATTACCTTATGAAAATATGGCAAAAAATAAATTTACAAAAAAATTTACAAATACAAGATTAAAAAAATATTTATGTGATTATTTTACAATTAATCCAAAATATGATATAAATAAAGAATATGATTTATTATATAATCATTTTTTAACACGTGATTTGACAGAAAAAGATTTAAAAAATAAAACTAAAAAAGATACAAATATTAATATAATTATACCACATTTTTCATTATCTTTTGTAAATAATTTAGTTGTATTTATATATATATTTATAAAAAATAATAAAAATGATATATGTAATAATGTTAAAAATATATTAAATTTAATCAAAACTAATTTGGTAAATCATACATTTTCGATATATGATTCAGGGGATTATTATTATAAACAAAATAAAATATTATCATTATGTTCATCTAATCCAAGAGCTCAAAAATTAATAAATACTTTTTATTTAAAATATAAAGAATATGATAAAATATTGATAAGTAATTTATTATTAAAAATAATAAATAATAATTCATTAAAAATAAAATATGATATGGTAAAAGATAAATTTGAAGTAGTAATTATAAATGAAAAAGAATTAGATATAGATTTTTCTGAAATTGATAAAAGTAAATTATTAGAAGGATTAAATGAAGATTTGAAATGTATAAATAAAAATATTAATAAAAATTTAATTATGAAAATATTAGATTTTACTACACAAATGATAAATAAAATATTAGGTATAGTGACAGATAAAAAAATAATAACAAGTATATTTAATTTATCAACAGATTCAGATAAAATATATAGTTATTTAAATGATAGAAAATTAAATTTTAAAATAAGAAAATTAATTGTAATTATATTTATTAAATTTATAACTATTCATATTAGTAAATTTTATTTAGATCCATATAGTAATCAATATAATATGTATGATAATTTAATGAAAGATATATATAAACATTTATGTGAGACATTAACAGTAGAATTTAATTTTAATATATTTAAAAAAATGGAAGAGTTATATGAAGAATTTCCTAGTTATGAAATTTAATATTTTAAATATTTGAGAAATCATCATCATCATCATCATCAGATTCTGAATCAGAATCATTTTTTTTTGTTGTACCAAAATAATTTTCAATTTTATTTGGATTATCTAAACTATCATCCTTGGATTTTTTATTATTTTTTTTATAATTATTTTTATCAGGATTTTCAATAATTTGTAAAGCAACTACATTAAATGTAATTCCAAAATTTTTATCTTTTCTAAGCCAAATTACAGGATTAAAAATACATTTAATATAACATTTATCTACAATTTTTTCTTGTAAATATTCTAAATCAAAATCCATAGGTTTATTATTTTCATCTAATAATGTAAAATTAAATTTATCATTATAATATGGAATTTTTAATTTAAATGATGGAGGAACACCATGATCAATTCCACCTTCTGGTAATGATTTATGATATAAAGTTTGTTTAAATAAAGCTTTTAAAGCATCAGGTGGAAGTGTTCTAGGATAATTAAACCAGGTTTTATGATTTTTATTTGCGGTAGCCATAACAAAATTATCTAATTTAGAAATTGTTTTTTGAAAATTATCAACACGATTTATTTTATCAGAATTACTAGCAAATTGTAATGTAATTGTAATAGTTTTAGGTTTATCGGTTTTTTCATCTTTATATATTCCTAATCCAAATAAATTCATCATAAGTGGTGTTTGAATATATAGTTTTTTATCATTATATTTAAAATTAACTGAATAACCTTGTCCATTTGAATATGGCATAGGTTTAGATAATTTAAGTTCTTGTGAAGTTTCATCTATATGACGAATTTGAACATTTTTTGATCGTAGAATACTCATTTGTATATTTAATATAGAAAAAAATCAATTTTAAATAAAGTTTAAAAAATAATAATAATTATATTATACATAATATGAATATTAATTCAGAAGAATCTATAGAAAGTAATGAAATTTATAATGAGATTGAAAATAATAATAATAATGAAAAATTAATTGATGATGAAGAATTAATTGATGATGAAGAATTAATTGATGATGAAAAAATAATTGGTGATGAAGAAAAAAAAATATGTGGGTTCAATAAATTTAAAGAAGAAGTAAATAATTTAGTATTAAGTAATTTAGAAACAGATAGTTTTGATAAAACTAGTGAATATTCATATGAATCTATACCAGAAATAAATAAAGAAAAAAAATCAATAGATTATTTATATATAATTTCTTTTTTAATTGGAATATTTTTAATATATTATTTTTATTCAGGAAATATATTTATAACTGTAATAGAATTAATATTAAATGCTATTTTTCCATATATATATATTGTTATAAAACTATTTTTAATTAAAGGAAAATTAGTTGAAAAAATAAAAGGGATAGAAAATAATAAATAAATTAATTTATAAATTATCAATATATAAAAATATTATATATTATTATATATATATAATGGCAACCACAGAAATAGGTATTCACCATATTCAAAAACAAGTAGATAATTGTGATACAATTGTAGAAAATATTGATAAAATTGTACCTAAATTATACAAAATAAGACAACAAGCATTAGCACAAAAAGAATATATTAATGATGTATCAAAAGTATTATTAGATAATTTATCAGCATTAACTACAGCAGCAGGTAATACAGTTGATGGTAAAAGTCTTACAATGAGTGGTAATATTGATGTATCAACACATGTAAATACAGCAGTTGTATCTTCAGCAGCAGCTGTAACAGCAACAAATGCTGATTCGAGAACAATAATTCAATCACTATTTAAATATAAACATGAAGTTGGTAAAACAACACATTTTACAACAGAACAAATAGGTGGAGTAACTGATAGAACACATGGATTAAATTTATCTGATGTAGTTACTATAACATCTGGTTTAAATACATATTTATCTACACCAAATGCCCCTACAGCTATCAGTAGTAATATAACAGATATATTACTTGAACCGATAGATATTACTAAAGAAAGTGTTGTTGTTGGTACAGCTCCTATTACTGATACTGCAGCAGCAGCAGGAAATAATGGTAATTATGCAAAAGATGCTACGGAAGGTTTATCATCATTATTACAAACTAGATCTTCATTAATAAGAAAAGTAGTTGGTTTTGGTTTAACATAAATAAATAAATAAATAAATAAATAAATAAATAAATAAATAAATAAATAAATAAATAAATAAATAAACAATTAAAAAGAATCGGTAAAACTTTTTTTTTGACTTGGTTCAATTAAATGACTGGTATGACTAATAAATATATATAAATCATAATGTTCAGATAAGATGCTTGTAATATAATGGGATTGTAATTCATTATTAGAATTATAAATAACACCAATCATACGTTGTTTTTTTTTAGTATTAAAAGGGGAAATATTTTTACATTCTTTTAAATCAATAAAACAATTATTTATATTTCGTGATTTACAAAAATGATATATATGTTCTTCAGTAGAATCTTCAATGGGAACATTTAATACATATATATTATGTTTTTCATACCATTTTGGTGCTGCTAATACAGAACCATTATAGGTACCAAAACCAATAATAAAAGTATTTTCAAACATAGCACGACACATTTGACCTAAATTCCAGGAGTTATTATTTGAAAAATCAGTTCCACCGTGTTCAGTAGCCGTAGCATCACCTATATGACTATTATGGGCCCAAATAATAATTTTAGCATTTGGTATTTTATCTTTTAATTTCATTGTTGTCATTAACATATGTTGATCTCGAGTATTCCAAGAGGCATTACTACCAGGTGGTTCTAAATATTGTTTTTTAAAATATTCATATGAATTAATCATAACATCACAGCAAATTTCAGCACTTATAACAGCTATAGTATCTATATTTAATTCTTTACATTTTTTAATATATTTTTCAGAATTATTTTGAATTTGTATAAGTAATTGTTGAAAATAATCTTGAATAAATAAATCCATTTTATGATTATTAATAGTAACTTTTATAAATTCATTTGTTGTTTTAAATTTTGTAATAAACATTAAATCAGAATAAACTGTATTATATAATTCTATATCAATTAATTTTAAAAAAGTATATAACCATTCTAATGATTCTTTTAATAAATAACAATCTAAACCTAATAAATATATATTTTTTGTAGATTTCAAATTAAAATTTTTTAACCATTCTATTAAATCAATAATAATATTATTTTTCCATAACCAAATAGGAAAATTATTAATATTTGATAAAGAATCTATGGCTGATTTAGATGTAGAAGTATTATGAATATATTTATTTACATTATATAAATTAAACCAATCTGTTTCAAATAAAATAATATTAAAATTATCATAACTAACTAGTTGTTTTGTAATATCTGAACGAATTTTATAAAATTCTTCTGTTCCATGTGTAGATTCACCTAATAATAATATATCAGTATTTTTAGGTATTTTATTAATAACAGAATCTGCTTTTTTAAAATTTTTAATAAAATTCATAATACATATAAAATAAAAAAAAAAAATAAAATTAAACTACTAATATATATATTATACTTCATTACTTTTTTTATTATTTTTTAATTCTTTTCTAATATATGATAATTCTTTAATCAATTTATTTTCAAATTTAATATTTGTATTATGTTTCTTATCAATAACATTACTTAAATATGTTTTAAATAAGGAATAAATAATATACATAGTAAATACTATAATAGTTAAATATAAAATATCAGATAAAAATAATCCTATTCCTAATTTTGATTCTCCTATATTTAATGTAAATGTTTTCCAATTTTTGTCAAATAATGGTTCAAGTAAAGGCATAATAATTTGTTCAGTAAATGTTTTACTAAGAGAAGAAACTGATAAACCTATTATAGATGCTATTGTTAAACCAATAATTTCAAATCCTGATAAAAAATCTATTAATTGTTTTTTTTCTTTTTTTATAAAATTATCTATATTATTTTCATCATTATTTATAATTTCTTTATTCATATATATATATATATATATTATAAAAATATTTTTTGAAAAAGATATATTTATTTTTTATCCCTATTTTTTTCATTTAACATAGGTTTAACATATACATCACATAATGTTTCACCAATAGCTTTATCAGCATTTAATTTATCAATAAAACCATTATCTTTTTGAATTTTCATAGTAATCATTTTTTGAATAATAGTAATATCTGTTTCAGTACAATCTTTTTCATAAATTTTATCAAATAATTTTTCAGACATTTTATATAAATTTTTATATTTTTCTTGACATTCTTTTTTTAATTCAGGAGTTCTTTTTTTATTTTTTAAATAAAAAACCATATTATTGAAATTATCCATTAATGACATTATTTATAGATATATATATTATTAAAATATTTATTTCTAAATAAATAATATATGGATTGTATTCAAAAATTTTTATGCAGTGGTTTTAAAGATAAATTTGAAAATGCGGTAGATGCTGTAAGTGATGTAAAAGATAATATAGGTGATGTAATGGATAATGTAGATGATATAAAAGATAATATTAGTGATGTATTAGATAATGTAAATGAAATAAAAGAAAATGTAGGAGATGTAGTAGATACAGTAGGTGATGTAGCTGGAAATATACAAGATACAGTAGAAACAGTAGGGGAAGTAGTAAAAAATACTGTAGTTGATTTAAAAAATGCGGATAGTATAGGAGATATAGTAAATGGTGTAAAAGATAATGCGGTGGAAGGAGTAGATAAAATAAAAGAAAATGTAGGAGAAGTAATATCTGATGTAAAAAGTGTAAAAGAAAATGTAGGTGAAACTGTAACAAATGTAGTTGATACAAAAAATATAGCAGAAACTACAGTAGAAGGAGTAAAAGATATAAAAAATGAGGTAGTAGAAACAGCAGAAGTAGTAAAAAATGTAGCATAAATATAAAATAATATAAAAATAATATAAATTTATAAAAATTTTTTTTTTTTTATAAATTGATTTTTATTTAAAAATAAATAATTAAAAAAACTTATGGAAAATGAATCATATGAATATGAAAAATTTACATTTGATGTAATGGATAAAATGTTTGAAAATGATTATATTGTAAAAAAAATTCAACAAGATTCTTATAATGATTTTATTAGTAATTTAATTCCAATTATTATTAGTCAATATAATCCATTAATATATAAATATGAAGATGATGAAGGTAAAAAATATGAGATGCAATTAAATATAAAAAATTCACGTATTATGTATCCAAAAGTATGTGATAATGATGGAACAACACATGAATTGACATCAAGTTTATCAAGATTAAGAAATTATACATATTCATCAAAATTAATAGTAGATATAAGTAAAATAACAATAATATATAATAAGGATAATGAAATATTGGAAAAAGATGAAAAAATTTTACAAGAAATAACTTTAGGAAAAATACCTATAATGGTAAATTCTAAATATTGTATTAATAGTATTAAAGATAAATCTCAATTAGACGAATGTAAATATGATAATGGTGGTTATTTTATTATTAATGGAATTGAGAAAGTAATTGTGGCTCAAGAACGTTGTATAGATAATAAAGGGTTATGTTTTTATCAAAAAAATTCAAAATATAAATATGTGTTGGAATTAAAATCATCTGTGAAAAATAAATATTTACCGACAAAACCGATGAGTATTAAATTATATGCTAAAGATAATATTATTAATGGAAATTTTATTCGTATTTCAATGCCTTATTTTAAACAGGATATACCATTATTTGTATTATTAAGAGCATTAGGATTTAAATCAGATAAGGAAATATTAAATTTAATTATGTTAGATATATCAAATATTTATCATAAAGATGTAATGGAAATAATTCAATCATCAATTGATGATTCTATAAATATAAAAACGCAGGAAGATGCTTTAGAATTTATTTCAAATAATTTAACAAATATTCCTCGAGATGCAAAAAATAAGGAGAAAATTTATGAATATGTGAATTATTTATTAACAAATGAATATATGCCTCATGTAGGTGATTCATATATAAAAAAAGGATTATATACAGGTTATTTAGTATTAAAATTAATTGAATGTAGTTTAGGTAAAAAAGAATGTGATGATCGTGATTCTTATTTAAATAAACGTATTGATGGAACTGGTGCATTATTGGGGGCATTATTTCGTCAATATTATACAAAAATGATGAAGGAATTAAAAACGGGTTGTAATAAGGAATTTAATAAT